TATTGATCTTGAGAATATTGATGACCTTGAAGTTGTTGATGACACTGAGGAATCGGAAGAGCAAGAGGCCGAAGAATCGGAAGAGGAAGAGCAATCTGAATCTGATGATGACGAGGAAGAAGGCGCTGATGAGGAAGAGTCCAGTGAGTCAGACGAAGAGGACGACAACCAAGATGATGTTGAGCTACTGATTGGAGACGAGGAATCGCCCCCTCAGGAGAACGCTAACGAGTCGTCAGTAATAAAGCAATTGCGTAAAGCTAACCGCGAGAAGGACAAGCAGTTAAAAGCCTTTCGAGCACAGCAGCAAGCGCCAGAGGCTCCATCCGTAGGCGATAAGCCAACAATGGAATCTTGCGAATATGACGAGGCAAAGTTTGAAGCAGCTTTAAGCAACTGGCATGCCCAGAAGCGAAAGGTTGAAGAACACGGCGCACAGGAAGCAGAAGAACAGCGCAAGGCTGAAGAAGATCAGCAGCAGCGTGTGGCAGCTTATGAGCAGAGCAAGGGCACCCTAGGCGTCAAAGATTTTGACGATGCCGAAGATGCCGTGAAGGCTGAATTAAGTGAGCTACATCAAACTGTTTTGATTCGAGCCACTAATGACCCAGCGCGGGTTGTTTATGCGTTAGGCAAGCGGCCTGAAATTCGACAAGCAATCTCACAATTAAATGACCCGCTAGCAATTGCAGCTGAGCTAGGTCGGCTTGAAGCCACAATTAAACTCAAGCCAGCCACTAAAGCTAAGCCCAAGGCACAGCGGCAAATCAAAGGATCGGGAACAGTAACTAAAAGTCATCTGCTCAAGCAGTTAGACAAAGCGTATGAATCTAACAATGTGTCACAGGCACTGAAGATCAAAGCGAAGTTGCGCTCAGCCGGTCACAAAATTTAATTTAAACTAAAGAGGCGAAAACCTATTATGGGAACAGCAAATACAGCCAAGGCCGTAACGGTCTTAATCGATGAAGTTCTACAGAACTTTGAACCTAATAACATCATGTCTAAGCAGGTCAGCGTTGTTGACCCCGCACCAGATGACATGCAAAACGCAAATGATGAGTTCTGGCGTCCAGTTCCTCAGATTGCTGAGACTATTGCGGGCATGGAGCTGCAAGACTCAGACTTCACTGGCGTACTGGAAACTTCGGTGCCTTCGTACCTAGGCGAGCCTGACAACGATGCAGTATCGTTGAACGCCAAAGACTTGCGCGATATGCGTTACTTGAAGCGCCGTGGTAAGGCCGCAGCAATCAAGCTATCTGCTAATATCAACCGCGGTGTTGCTCAGCTTGTAGCTAACACGGGTTCGTTATACGTGCCACGCACTGGCCTTATCAGCAAGTATGATGACGCGGCTGAGTGTGAAGCGATCATGGACGCGCACGAGATCAACATTGGCATGGGTCGCTCCATGTTCTACAACACCAAGGATTACACCCGTTCAGCAGCTGATCTAGCGAATCGCGGCACATTGAGCCCTAACATCCCTGAAGGCGCATACCGCCGTTCTATGGTGGGTAGCGAGATTGCAGGCTTTGACCTGTTTCGCGCTAACTTCCAAGGTAACTTGCTAGCTGCGGCTGCAGGCGCTGCAACGGTAGCTGGTGCGCAGACCTTCAAACCTCAAGCAACTGAGCCAGTACCTGGCGCTAACGCAACCCGTAACGTGGACAACCGCTTTGCAAACATCGTTATTAACGATTCATCTACCTTTAAGGCAGGTGATCGCATTAGCTTTGCCGGTGTTAACGGTGTTAGCCATATCAACAAACTAGACACCAACGAAGAAAAGACCTTTGTTGTTGTTGCTGTTGATCCTGCGGGCGCGGCGAATACGTTGCAGGTTTACCCTAAGCCTGTTGCATTGGATGACGGTACTTTGGGCCGTGAAGAGCGAGCTTATGCGAATGTAACTACCTCACTAGCTGATGGTATTGCAATCAACAAGCTAAACATTCAGGACGCGGGTATTAACTCTTTCTGGGCCAATGACTCAATTGAGCTTATCTCTGGTCACCTACCTGTTGATGGTGAGTTCTTCGACTCAAGCATGAAGGTAATCAAGGAGACTACAGATTCAGGTCTTGATCTGTATTTTGCTTACCAGAGCGGCATCAACAACCTAGACTTGAAGATGCGTGTATTCACTTTCTGGGGTGCGGTTAACCTTAACCCTGAAATGAACGGAATTATGCAGGGCGGTCAGTCCTAAGTTAGTTCTTTGTAACCAATCAAAAGGGGGCCTTGTGCTCCCTTTTTTTATTGAGGTGATTTATGCGTAAAGCAATTTATAAAGCAGGCGGTAAGCACAAAATTTGGGGCTTGATGCTTCAGCTTAAGGTTATCGATGACGAAGATGAGTCATTAGATGAGTACCTTGAAGATGGCTGGAAAGAAAACCCTAAAGACTGCAAGCCGGTTGACCCATTTTTAGATGCTGGTGGTGATGATCAGGACAACCCTGATACACCAGCACCAGCACCAGCACCAGCACCTGAGCCTGAGCCTGAGCCTGAGCCTGAGCCTGAGCCTGAGCCGACTGCGGCACAGATTGCTGATACCAACGGTAGCGGCAAATTGTCTGTTGACGAGGTTCGTGCGGCTGCTAAGAAGGCAGGCATTAGGAACTGGCACAACAAGAAAATCGAAACTCTAAAAGAAGAGCTTGGATTAAATGACCACGGCTAAGGTCAACTTGGTTAGCCGGGCTTTATGTAAGCTCGGTATAACTTCGAATATCAATGCGCCGCCAGAGCCTGAAGATTTGTGTGATGGCATGCAGCAGCTTGAAAGCATGATGCACGAGTGGCGCATTAAAGGCTTTGAACTTGGCTATGCCTTTGAAGACGAGCCTGATGCTAATACGGACTCTTTACTGCCTGTGTGGGCGGAAGAAGCTGTTGTAGCTAATCTGGCTATTAAGCTGGCCCCTTGTTATGGCAAAGAACCACACCGCCGTTTAGAAACGGACGCGAAGAGTTCTTATGAGTGTTTGTTGAATGCAACGCTTGATGTTCCTTGCTTGCCAAGAAGCTCCACAATGCCTAGGGGCCAAGGTTATCAACCTATTTCCTACAGAAGGTTCTACCAAGGCGAAGAAAATGTTGAAGTTAAGAATTTTCAGGATAAAGAAGCAGAGAGCAACCCATGAATAAGCTATCTTATTTACGCAAAGAAAAGCCTTTACGGAAAAAGCCAATATCAAAGTCAGGCAGCGTGATGACGTATGGTGACCCTGGTATTAAAGCCTTGAGTACTGTAACTGGGCTGGTAGTAGCACTGGATAATTTAACAGTAAGCTGGAACGAAGTAGAAGGTGCAGAGGGCTACATTCTCAAGTGCCATGTTGGCAACAATACTGACTGGGGTAGTGCTAGTGAGTTCCCAAACATGCCCGTGGAAAGTCTCTCCCATGTTTCACCTATTGATCTTGATGGTAAGACTGTTCTTATTAAAGCGGTCAAAGGTGATATTGAAAGCAATGTTGCGGCAAGCTTGTTTTATGAAGCGCCGTCTACGGGTGGTGGTTTTGAATTTGGCGCAACTGATGCACAGGCAGCAATGCTTGACCCTAACGCCATAGCACTACCACTAATAAGCACTAATCGCGGACGTTTTATCATGACACCTACGGTTGATACTCGTTCACGCCTGCAGGTACAAGATACTGTTGACGCAATCCCGTTTCCGGCAGGCTCTTATGTGTTACCTGCAAACACAAATAGTACAGTCGCGCTTGAAATGGATGTTCTGCTACCTGATCTAACTGGGCTAGGTTATCAAGGCTCTTTGTTTGCTGCACTAGGTTACTTCAACCCTGCCGGAGCTGAGCAAGCTCTAGCTTTTGTGTCTTGGGACGGAGTAAGTTGGTCTGTGATAACTAACACCTTCTCATTAGTATTTTCATTGGGTGTGGGCGGAGCCCATAGGATAGCTATGGATTACCAGCCCGGCACAGGAGCAGTCACATTCACCAGCGGGGCAAGTACTTGGAGCGGTACTATTGGTGCAGTGACGGGTGAATCTGTACTTGTAATGCAAGTCGTTCCAGCCATGCAGGCTGCAGGATCAACTGCAGGCAATCTGATAGAGGTCGAATTGATACAAAACTCGACGAATTTCACTGAAACTCATGCGGGCGGGGTAATTGCAATAGCTGACGCTTTGGTAGAGAAGCCATGAGTCAAAATGTATTTAAAATTCTTGCAGAAGACGGCGAGTACTCGGAAAATGTTGAAGGCAGTGGCTACATAAACGAGCTATCAATTTCAGCTAATAGCGTGTTCATTGCTGCAGGTTCTGCAACGATAACTGCCCGCCCACCTAATAATGATGTGTTCCACGATGTTCCTGATGGCGTGATTGATTTAACTGATCCCCGAATGGTTCGCTTTGAAGGAACTGTAACTGAGTTAAAGGTTGTCGTTGCGGGCTATACGGGCGGTGCGGGGCAATTAAAAGTGTCCCTTACTACCTATGGGTGTGAAGAGAATGGGTAAGGGCTACAACGCGCCAC